AATGTTAAGAGAAATCCTGAAATTATCATCAATTTTTGCCATCCCATATGACCTGTATGTCTTAGGTTTATCACTCATTTATCCAGAGAAACTAATTGCAATTATTAATACCCAAAACATAAGTATAAACCATCCACCTAATAATAACTTCTCATTCTTCTTCAAAATACCATCCACCAAGCAATAGCCGTCTCAACAAATAGATCTGATAATGTATTGATCATCCATTTATTTCTGGAGCCATAAGGTCGCCAATTCTCAACAACCCATTCAAATATTTCCCATAATACACCAATAATAAATACACCCATAACGCACCAGAAATCTGACCAGTTCATCCATTGGAATATCTTACATAAAAAAGCACCAGCGGCTATATGATAACTTGTCCAACCGTCTAATGCTCCCGTACTAACCTGCCACTGATAAAATGTAGCTAACGGATTTTTCATACTACCCCCTATAAGCTATTAAGGCTGCTGTGGAATCGGTATGATTTATAACACCGCTAAAATTTCCATACAATATATCACCCGGAATTAAAAAAAGATCAGCACTTGTATGGGAGTCCCCAACATTAGAACTGACTTTAATTTTACAGTATGTAGCAGCTGGACTAGAAGCAGATAATGAAACAGCTTGTAATGCTATCCAATTACCTGAATCAGGAGTCTGTGTATTTGAATTATGTTCTGCAACAACATCAAATCCATTTTGACCTAACTGAAGATTAAGTGCTTCTGAAGTTGTATATTTATTTATTTCCCTCATATTATTTCCTATTATGTTATTACTGTGGCAACACCATCAACTAATTTATGTTTGCCAACTTTAATTTTTCCAATCGTATCTGAATGTTCTTTCTTACATTCAACATCATAACTGGACTGAGCGGTAATAAAAGAATTAGTTCTCTTCACTACCGCCCCATCACTTGTAACTATGTAACTCTTAT